CCTCGAACGCTTCTTTTGGCGACCATGACTCGTAGCCATCTGCATATCGCACGCGGTAACCTTCAAGGCCAGATTCGCTGTGCTTCTCATCAACAGCGTGGATGATTTTGGTTCCGACATAGCGTTTCATCAGTCAGTCCCTCCAGCATTGACCATTGCGGCCTCCTCGAACATATCGGCGGTGGCCTGGCCGGTGGCCAGCTCGACAGGCACGCCATGCGTCAGCAGGCTGACCAGGTCGTCCTGACCGGCCACCTCGATGTCGAATCGGGTCTGGGCAGCATGCCTGATGGCCTGCGCCTGGTTGCCTGCACGGATCAGGCGGTGCTTGTTGGTCTCCGTATCGGTGACCAGGTAGATGCGAGTGCTCATTGGGTTCCTTGGTTGGTGGTGAAAAAAGCGCTGATCTGCTGCTTGGCATGATCCGCACCTTTTCCCACTATAACCCAATATCCCACACCTTCCAAGTATTTGATCCAGTCCTTCTGCTCTGGGCTGAGGCTGCCACCTTTGGCGCGCTTCATCTCGACCCACAAGCGCCAGGCCGGCACAAACAGGTCGGGCACGCCAGAGGCCACGCCTTCGGCCTTCAGGCGGCCAGCGGTGGCCTTGCTGCGCGCGCCACCATTGGGGATGGCATGGATGCGCACGCCTGGCCATGTCTGCCGAAACCAGCGCACCAGCTCGCGCTGCTCCTCGTGCTCGGTGGGTATGCGGTCGGTGATCAAAACGGAATCTCCCATTCCCACTTGTCGCAGGCGTCCACAGTGGCTGCAAAGTCGTCAGGCGGCCGCATGAAGAACTCCACGCACAGGCCGTCGATCCCGTAGTGCTCGCAGGTATGGCAGCACTTGGGCGGCCCGGCGCGCATCCACTCGCGCCACTGGATCAGGAACTCTGGCTCTGGTGGTCTGGTGGTCATGCCTGTGCCTTCACAAACGTGCCATCAGGCATCAGCGTGCCTCGACGGTCCTTGATCTGCTCATAGGCACCGGCCAGGCAGCGCGTCATGTCCAGGTCGCGCAGCGCGCAGTAGTTGATCAGGCACACTAGGACATCACCCACAGCGTCCTCGATGGCGGCACGGTCGCGCTTACCTTCGGCATCGGCCAGCTCTCCCATCTCGCTCACGGCCTTGAGCAACTGGCTCACAGGCGTGCCATTGGGAATGATGCGCCTGTCCTCGGCCCACCTGATGACCTTCATTTCAATCTCTGACCAGCTCATGTCCAACTCCTTTTGATGACTCGGTGAAACTTCCCATCCATGCGGTACTCGATGGCCTTTGGCGGCCTGCTGCTGCTCATCTGCGCGGCCAGGTACTCCAGGCCTTCGCTGCCTTCCATCTTGACTGCATCAGCCAGATGCGCGCCAGCAGCATTGGCCATCGTGAAGAGCTGCTGCAGCGCACGCTGGCCGGCATATCCTTCATGCAGCACCGGCAGGTACTCGGTGATGGGCTTGTCCGACAGACTGCCATAGTAGGTGCAGGACAGCATCTCCTTGCCTGATGCGCGGCTGACGTGCTTGCGCCAGCTCCAGGAAGTGACCTCCAGGTCGCTGCCTTCCAGGCCCATGATGTCGTCGTTGCGCAGCTCCAGCTTCTTGCGCTCCGGCTCTGGGAAAGGATGGCCGCAGGCCGGGCATGTGGCCACCGCGATGGCGCACAACTCTCCGCAGTTGTCGCAGACCTTGACCGGCGCTTCCCCGTTGCCGTCGCCTGCCTTCTTGGGCGGCTGCACGGCCGTGATCGGCCCATGCGTGGCCACCACCCCGGCGAAGTCCAGCACCAGGCAGTGGTCGGTGTGGCTCTTGACCCGCATGCCCCGGCCTGCCATCTGCACGTACAGGCTGGCCGACATGGTTGGGCGAAGCATGGCGATCAGGTCAATGTCAGGGTAGTCAAAGCCGGTGGTCAGGACGTTGGCGTTGGTCAGCGCGCGGATGCGGCCTGCTTTGAACTCGGCCAGCAGGCGTTCGCGCTCCTTCTTCGGAGTCTCTCCTGTCACGCACTCGGCCGTCACCCCATGCTGGCGCAGGACTTCGGCCACGTGCTGGGCGTGCTTGACGCCAGTGCAGAACACGAGCCAGGCCTTGCGGTCGCCAGCCAGGTCGATGACCTCGCGCACCACCTTCTGGTTGTTGTCGTCGGTGTCGACTGCAGCCTGCAGCTCGGACTCGATGAACTCGCCACCACGCTTGTGGACGCCAGTGGTGTCCAGCTTGGCCTTGGTGACCTTGCTGCGCAGCGTGGCCAGGTATCCCTTGAACACCAGCTCTTCGATGCTGACAGGCTCGATCAGGTCATCGAACAGCGCAGGCTTGTCGGTGATCAGGCCGTGCCCCAGGCGGTAAGGCGTTGCCGTCAGTCCGATGACACGCAACGCAGGGTTGATGGCCTTCAGGTCGGCCAGGAACTGGCGATACCCGCCTTCGTCCTTGTGGTTGACCAGGTGGCACTCGTCGATGATCACCAGGTCAACGTGGCCGATCTGCTTGGCCTTGGTGCGGATGGACTGAATGCCAGCGAATGTGATCGGCTCACCGAGTTGCTTCTTTCCAATGCTGGCGCTATAGATACCCATTGGCGCACCTGGCCAATGCAGACGCATCTTCTCGGCGTTCTGTTCAATCAGCTCCTTAACGTGCGTGAGCATCAACACGCGCGTATCGGGCCAGTTTTGCAGAGCATCTTTGCACAGTGCAGCAACGATATGGCTCTTTCCAGATCCAGTCGGCAGCACCAGGCACGGATTGCCTTTACCGCCAGCCTCAAACCATGCGTATAGCTGATCAATAGTGCGCTGTTGATAGTCACGAAGCATTTGTCAAAATCCTCCATGCTTCTGCTGCGCATAATGGCACCTGCCCATTTCCAACGGCCTTAAGCCTGTCCACCCGAGAGGCCATCCCATCAGCCATTCGTAGTTCAGTGGCGTAACTTTCCCAAACGTTTTTACCCACTCTCTGCAAGACGGGTGTTTTTGCATTGATGGTGCGCAAAAATTTGCGATTGTCGTCGGCGTATGCAAGTAACCAGTATCGTGGCCGAATGTGGTCAGCACCCAAGTCCTGCGCGGATAAGGCAAGTGCTTTGGTTTTGTAACCCATCTGCTCAAGGTCATTGGCCGCTTGGTCAATCGCAACTCGGCTGACGTTTTCGGCAAAAACGTACCTAGGAGCGACATCTGCCACGACTCTCCGCATCTCCGGCCAAAGGTCGTCCGCTGTATTGCGGCCTCGAGCCGCTGATGAATAGGCTTGACAGGGAAAGCCGCCAGATACGACATCAACACGACCGCGCCACGGTCTACCGTCAAAGGTTTGAACATCATCCCAAATCGGGAAAGGCGGGAGTATTCCGTCATTTTGTCTGGCGACAAGTACGCTAGCTGCGTAGGGTTCCCACTCAACTGCACAGACTGTTCGCCATCCAAGGAGGTGTCCACCAAGTATTCCTCCACCAGCGCCTGCGAATAAAGCCAACTCATTTAGACTCCCATTCATCCAACAATCCTCCCGCCGCACTCTGCGCGCATGTTCTCCACATATTCATCGCCCAAGCTACACATTTTTGGATTAGCCAGAATCTCGCGGCTGGTGTAGACGTGCGCATCGCCTTCACCGTTGGCCACATCGCGGCCTTCGATGACGTAGACAGCCGTCCACTGGTCCAGGCCGTCCTTGCGCTCCCAGGGAACCAAGTCAGGGTGCAGGACGTGACTGTCGCAAGCCTGGCGCTGGAACTCGACAGGGATGCCATCGGCCTCGTGGCGCTCGCAGCGCCATGTGCTGTCCTCCTTGGCCGTGCTGTGCGCGCAGGTGCGGCAGTTGACGTGCTTGGTGGTCTTGGTCTCGTGGCAGAACTCGTGCGCATCGCAGAACTTGCACTGATACCAGCTCGGGTCGGTGCTGATGGGTGGCGGCATGCGGTCCTCCAGCGCCAGCCTGCGGCCGCGTGCGATGAACTTCTCGGCCACCTCTTTGTCGTAACGCACACGCTCGGTGTAGATGCGGTCATCGTCCTTGCAGACGGCCACATACAGGGCGCGGTCGATCTCGGTGCCGTGCATGTAGAGCTGCATCTGGACGAAGTGCTCGGGCTTGGACTTCTCGACCCCGTTCTTCTCCAGGTCGGCAAAGCTCTTGGAGCTGTGCGTCTTGAACTCGGCCACATGGCGCTTCTTGGGCGCTGCAGGCACGCCAGACTCGATGATGGCGTCGATGCTGCCGGACACATGCGCACCGAAGTCCACGCGCGCCTGCTGCCGGCTCGTGCGAACGTCCATGCCAATGGCGCGCAGGTCCGACACGATGGTGGCCTCCTCCATCTGGCCACGCCTGAACAGGCGCAGGATGCGGCCAGGAAACTGGGGCTGGACGGCCCAGCGAAACGACAGCCACAGCCACCTGTCACATGGGTGACCCAACTGGCTGCAGCCCATGTGTGGCCTGGGCGGCTCTGCCTGCTTCTCGTGGTGCTTGTCGATCAGGCCTTGGATGCTATGCTCTGGTTCGGGTATTTTCATGGTGCCCACTCTCCTTCTGTAGTTGCCAACTTGCCCCAGTCCTCTCACGAGGCTGGGGCTTTTCACTTCACTTCTTCTGCCAGGGCGGCGCGGCCTTGGCCGGCGCTGCAGAGGCTGCAGGAGCTGCTGCAGGAGCTGCAGCGGCAAAGGTGGGCGCTGCGCCACCATTGACGGCCTTGAACCCCTTCACATCATTGCTGGCCTCGTAGGTCTTGCCAGTCTTGTCGTCGGTGCGCGCAGGGCGCACGTCCAGCTTGACCTGGATGCTGGCACCGATGAGCTGATCGGTGTCCTGGACCTTAGCCAGGCCGATGGCGCGCATGATCTCGCCAAGCTGCTGGCGGCCGATCTCCTCAGCCTTGGCGCTGGCATTCTTGATGTTGAGGTTGCCGAAGACCACGCGGCCCTGGTGAGTCGGCCCGGTGATGTCGTAGCGCAGCTTGATGTACTGGCCATCGCCAGCGACCGTGCTCTTCAGCTCTGCCTGCGTGATGTTGGCCGTGTACCATCCAGCCGGCAGCGGCTCGAAGTTGTTGGTGCCCTGGGGCAGGTCAGATGCTGCAAAGGTTTGTCCGAGAAAAGCCATGATTTACTCCTTGGTGGTGATGGGTTCAATGGTGAAAGAAGGGCGGCCAGGTTTGGCCGTGATTGCTCCGGCGAGTGCTTTGGTGATGGACTCATCTGTCGCCTTCCAGATGGCCATGTTGATTTCCGGCTTCCACCGGAAAAGTGTGCTCAGGTGATCGGTCAGTCCGTGCTCGGCGGCCAGCTCCTGCACCTTGTCGGCGTCGACCTTGCGGTCGATGCGGCCGACGATCTTGATGGCGAAGCCAGGCGTCTTGACGTTCTCAGTGCCTTCGGTCTGCTCCGAAAAACCAGCCAGCTCGCGCATGGCATCCTCGAAGTCACGGCGGCGCTCGGTGGCCTTGCGCTCGGCCTCTTTGGCCTCCAGCCATTGGGCGGCCAGTTGTTCCATCGACTTGGTCATGATCACTTCCCTCCGATCTTGGCGATGATGGCTCCCAGATCAGGAGCCTCCCAGGCGTCCAGCTTCCCGCTGCGGTCCTTGGCCAGCCAGAGGCCGTCCGAGTCGCACATCAGGGCGCGCTGGGTGTTGTTCTCGCTGTCCTTCTCGACACGCAGCGCCAGCACCTCGTCGAAGAAGTAAGGCAGCGCCTGGCCGGTCTTGTTGCCAGGCATCGATGGCGCATACAGCACGCGGCCCATCTCGTCCTGGGTCTTCTCCAGCTTGGCGCTCATGTAGACGTGCCGGCCAGGCAGATCGCGGAATGCGCGGATGATGTCGGCCATCTGCTCCTGCATCGCACCGTAGGCCTGGCGTGGGTCTTTGGTGGCCTTCTTCTCGGCATTCAGGACCACCTCAGCGATCTCGCTGATGGAGTCGAGCGCCACCGACTGGAACCCCTTGGCCTCGTCGGACTGAGTCAGCCAGGTGTAAGCCTCCCGCAGCGTGTCCATGTCGCTGATCTCGATGAAGGGCAGGTCGGCGTCCTGGATGGACAGCAGGCCTCCTTCAGCAGACAGCACGATGGGCTGCGGCAGGGTCTTGATCAGTGAGGTCTTACCTGCACCGGCCTGGCCGTAGACCAGGACTTTCACACCGTTGGCAGACAGGCTGCCGGTCGTCTTTACGTTGATTGCCATGTTGGCTCTCCTTCTTGGTTGCTGCGCCTTCGGGCAATTCCGTTCGCGCAGTGGTTGAACTTTACCACGGTTTCCGGTTAAGATGTCAACACCTTGCGAAAATTTATCCAGAAAGAGAGGTCAGCGATGACGACACAGGAAGCAATCGACCATTACGGCAGCGTGAAAAAGCTGGCCGATGCGCTCGGAATATGGCCACAGGTGATCTACACCTGGGGCGACACGCCACCGATGGCGAGGCAGTACGAGCTGGAGGTCAAGTCAGGCGGCACATTGAGAGCAGATCGGCAGGTGGTCAATGGCTGATCT